TGTTTTGTCAATAACCTTCTCGTTCAAATCTTTTCAACATATTTTTTCTGACTCGTTTCGTACCCTCTGCTTTTTTTCTTGATCTTTTTGCAGAGGGTTTTTCAAAATAACGATTTTCTTTCATTTCACGAAACACACCTTCCTTTTGGAGTTTCTTTTTCAAAACTCTCAAGGCTTGATCTACGTTATTTTTTCGGACTTGTACTAGAACCATCTAGTCGCTCTCTGTACCACCATAACTCTCGTTTAGAATTTGTTCTACAGGAGCACCATACTCATCATTGAGTGTCATAAGTTTATCTTTTGCAGTAGCCATCTGGTCTACTAACTTATCCATTTCTTCAAAGTGTTGTGGGTGCTCCCCTATACCAACTGCATTTTTCAAATAGATATCTAAAGTAATTTTCGATTGTTTATAATCTGCTTCATATCTCAATCTCAAGGCATCTAACATTTTCTGTTTCATAATAATATTCTCCTTACTCTTCTCGTTTTTTACCTATGTTATATTTCGTTTCAAGTATCCATTCATCTTTCTCTTTAAACGAAATTATTTTTATTTGACTTAATGGTGCAGTAGGTGTAGAGTCACCTTTAACTTCTACTAAACCCCAATCACTTAATAGATTTGCAATTGTATTTCTTCTTGCAATATCATTTTCTGATAGGTTTGTTTCCTTACCATCTAGTGCAAATAATTCTTTGAAGTGAACTATATAGTACCGACCTTGTTTATGTAGTATATGACAAGATTGATATAGTTTTCTTTCTTTCCTAGAAGCAACACCTATACGAGATAGAGTCTCTCGTATCTTTAGAAAATCATCTGGTTCTTTCAGAACGACCTCAAGCATTTGCTCCTGTGTCCAGTTGTTACCTTCCATTTCTCCCACCTTTATTAAGACTTCTTTTAATAGTCTCTAGTTGTTCATCATCTAGTATATCAAGAGCAGACTTAGCCTTTTCATTACTGTATCCATAATACTCTTTAACATACTCTATGTCTTTTATCTTTTTCGCCTTCGCCCACTTTGTAAATCTTTTGCGTGGTCTTATACTATTTAGTAAAAAGTCAAATTGTAACTTCTTATCTAGGTGGTGTCTTTGATTTATCTCATTGACTAACATGATAGTGTCTGGAAATGGTGCAAGACATTTATTCACAATAAATGGTGCATATTTCTTTTCCCACATCTCATCTTCACTATCAAGTAATTTTTCTTTGGTATAGTTGATTGCGTTTAGATAATCTTTTAATTCATACATTACCATAACCCCAATATTCTACCATTACCAATAATAATAAACAGACAAGTAGTAATATGTAGTAGAACCCATATTGTCCTAACAATCAACATCTGTTTATCATAAGGTTTTGTTTTTTCATCAGAGTAAGACCCTAATGAGTATTGCCATAACTTAACTAAACTCATTTAAACTTCACCTGTTGCATAATCTCTATCATACACGCAAGTAAGTTTATCTCTTGGTCTGCGACAAAGGCACTCTTATAAGAGTAATCAGCCAATACGAGAACCAAATGGGGAACAGTAGAACTATCAATCCTATCATACAAAGTATCATATAAAACCCTAAAAATACGCACAGGGTCATTGTCAAGATTGTTAACAATCCACTTTCTAACTTTTCCCAGTTCTTTCTCTTTAAATAATTGTATGAGTTCATTTACTTTCTCCTCTGATAAATTTACTAATATACCAGCGTCAATCTTTCCAGATACAGAATATCTTTGAAGTTCATTAAGAACTCTTCTCCAATCTGGAAAATGTTTGTTGAGTAGTTCTGCAACAGCTCTCTCATCAAACTTGACATTCTCTTGGTTGAGTATGTTACTTACACTTTCAAAAAAGTTCTTTGCAAGTTTAGGTTTCTCTGTATTAGGTATAATAAAATCTATCACACTACAACGAGAATGTAATGGTTCTATCAATCTATTCTTGAAGTTACAAGTTAGGATAAAACCACAGTTCTTGTGAAACTCTTCCATAAATCCACGCAATGCTGGTTGAGTAGATTGTGGATTGAGATAGTCAGCCTCATCTAATATAATATATTTTCTACCACCCTCTAGAGAAACAGTAGATGCAAAGTTTTTAATTTTAGTTCTGAGTACATCAATACCAGACTCTTCAGAACCATTTATCATCATTGAAGTTGCACCAATCTCATCTAACATTGCCTTTGCAACTGTTGTTTTACCAACACCAGAAGAACCAGATAGAATGAGATTTGGTATATGTTTGTCTTTCACAAACTCAGAAAATGTATCTTTTAAATTTTTAGGTAAGACACACGCATCAATACTTTTTGGTCGATACTTTTCGACCCATAAAAAAGTTTTCATAATATATCACCAAAATTAATTTGAGTATGTTGATTCTGGTTCTAATGCAATCCAATATTCTATGTTTGATTTATCATTCTTGAAATGACTAATATTTTTAGATGATATTTTTACATCATAGTCACCATCAAATAGTTTGAGATTTTCTACTTTAAAAAAGAATTTATATTCACCATCACCATCTGTTTTGATATCAGATGAATAATTATTTGCAGTATCATTCTTTTTATCTTTTACAAGAAGAGATGAGTTACCACTTGACTTTTGCAATACCATATCTGGTGAACCGATAACTCCTGCAGCTCTTTTCATCTCAAGTAGTTTATTCATGTCAAGGTGAAACTTGACTTCTTCAGATGGCATAGTAATAGTTTTAGTTGGTGATTGCACCACAGATGGGTCTGAATAAAAGTATGTCAATTTTTTATGTGGTTGATCTTCTTCTTTGATTGTCAAGTATTGTTCTTCAAATTCTAGAACAGGACTTTTAAAAATAGATAGAGATGCAAGAAATTCATTCAAATCATATATCGCAATCTCTTTAGGAAAGTTTTCTTCCACAGTTGCTTTTGCAACTATATTTTTCATAGAGGACATAGTGAGTAATTCACTACCCTCTTTGATAACTAAATTTTGATTTATAGTTGCAAAGTTCTTCAAAACCATAGTTGTGTTACTACTTAATTTCATAATATTATTTCTCCATGTCATTAATATAAAGTGCAATCATACCATAATGCACCACTTTTAGCAAGTCATTTCTGTCCTTACCATTCTTTCTTCCATATCTTTGTGCATACTTGAGTATGTTTCCAATACAGAAACCTTCACCATGTCCACTATCTATGACAAACTCTGTAGCCTGAAATTTATTATGACTATAATGTTTATCATATGTAGAGTCAATGTATTGTTTCAATTCATTTAAAATTTTATCTTCATTATATTTGTAATCAATTTTTCTTTTTTTCACCAAGGCCTCCACCGCCTCCACCATAACGATATCTACTATTTCGTAGTGTAGTTAGTAATTTTTCTCTTTCTTCCTCAGATGCATCTTTCCAATTAAACATCTCTGGAGATATTATATTTGCATTTGCAGCCAGAGTTCTTCTTTCACCCTCACCAAAGAATGGCATAACTGCGTGTTTCAACCAATTAGGAAATATAAGTAAAGTTCCTGCTTTTGGTTTGAAATACTCTTCTGCAACTGGATATAGTTTTCTTAACATATCTTGATTTCTATTATCCCAAATAAAATATGTAAATCCATCTATATCACCACTATGGTCGTTGAACCATATTTTTCCATCTTTATCATCTGGGTCTGGGAGTTTAGAGATACACTCTGGAACTTTCATATATAAAATCATAGATAGTCCACCAGGCGTCAATACACCATGATCGTGTAATGGATTATAATCACCAGCAAAACTATGAACTGTCCATGCTTCAAAAACATCTGGAACACTATCACCATGTCCTATCTGTCTTAGATATTCTGCACTACAAGAGTCTAATGTTGACTTGAGAAGTTTACCACCCTCAGTATCAAATATCTTACAATCTAATTGTGCAGACCTATCATCTTGACGTATCTGACCTACTAAACCTTTTGAGTAACTATGTTCTAGTTCAGAGTTACCTTTGACTCTTCCAAAGTTTTCATCAAAAGGTATTAGTTCTTCATCAATGTACTTATTTGTAGTTTCTACAAAATCACTTGGTAAGTCCACTCTTAACATATGCAGAGCAAACTTATTTCGCAACTGCGTTTTTATATCATAATGTTTTTCCATAATAAAATCTCTTATAGAATATCATCTATAGGTGTATCAGCTGTTACCTCTGGTTCTTTATCTCTTTCAAACATATTCTTAAAATGTAAATCACCACTACTTTCATCTTTTGCAGTAGATGAAAATGGAACTCTAAAGTTTGCAGATAAAGTTCTTCTTTCACCTTTACCATAAAAAGGTGCAACACTATGATTTAACCAAGATGGGAAAATTAAAAACTTACCCTCTTCTGGAACTACATATCTATCTGTCTTTGGTTTAAGAACCAAATGATCTGCACCAGTATTTGTACCCCAATTGAAATATGTACAACCATCAGTTGCACCACCATTAGAATGTAGTTTTGTACTATCACCTAGTTTTGCAATCTGTGGTGGAACTAAACAATATAGTATTATTGAAAATGCCATACACTTTTGGTCATAGGAAACATCATGGTCGTGAAGTGGATTGTAATCACCCTCATAACTATGAACTGTCCACATTGAAAAACAATCTATAGGTGCTTTATCAAATGCAGATGCACCACCAGCCATTGGTATCTGACCAGCATAACTTTTCAGAAATGCACGACCAGCACTTCCTAATAAATTGATAAGTCCTTGAACTGTTGGATTAGTTCTATCTAATGATAACTGTTGTGATTTTTCTGTCTGTTTGATTTGTCCAACTAGATTACCAGAGTAGTCTGCCATCTTTTCTCTATGTTCATCTATATGTGCATTGAGTTCATCTAACATAACTCTAGGGAGTTTACCCTCTAGAAATGTTATTGCTGGTATCTGATTAATTTTTAAATCAACTCTCTGACCATCTTCAGACTCTGGTTTTTCAATATCTTCCATTTTTTCTTCACCCATCCATTTGCCTGTTGCATTTCGAGCTTCTTCTATAACTTTTTTCTCTTCTTCAGTTTTTTTTCTGCGAGTAACTTCTACCATGATTTTTCACTCCTTTTCACTTGCAAGTTTTTAA